ACATCATCCTTGGTAGCGCCATATGTAAGAACCGCCGTATTATCTACCGGAACCGTCATCAGATATTTGTCTTCCAGGTTGTAGATTCGGACTTCCTTCAGGTCATTCGGATTGTACCGGAAGTATACCTTCTCACCGAAATGTTTCATCAACAGTTCATCATTCCAATATTCCAGTCGGCCTCCGTTGATATCCAGATGCACTCCCCGGCGGCCCACGGCCTGCGGACGGCTGCTTCTCATGAGCATCAAGTTCAATTCCTCTGCGGCTGCCACCCGGCGCTTAATCAGATGCTCATTAAACACATCCATTTTGAGCTTTCCTTTATCTTCTGCCACCGGGCCATCGTATTCCATCATGTTGAAGTAATACTTCAGAATTGCATCCACATACTCCTGGAACTCATCGTCTGTATAAATGGCATCTTTCTTCAGAACATATTTCAAACGCTCTGGCTTTTCCACCACGCTGCCGCCCGTGTAAGTATTGAACAGTCTGGAAAGACCGTTCTTCACATCATTGAACCGGCGCTCAATGATCTTCGCCTTCGCATTTCGGACGATAGCATTTGTCATATTGATTCCCAAGCGTTTGAATACACCCGGCGGTTCAAAGGTTTCCTCGCCATTCTTCGGCTTCTTCTTCCGGTGGCCAAGGCCGCCAATATCGAAGGTCAGGAACTCTCGACCGTTATCCACGTAGATGTTATCCGGGATTCCATATTCCAGGATTCCCTTCCGGAGCGCGATCAGCGTTGCCTCTGAACCTGGATTATATGTAATGTAGTACCCTGTAAAGATTCCGCTTCTTGCATCCAGGAAGGCTGTCAGGTATGGCCTGTGCAGCTTGCCTGACTTATCCCTCACCATTACATCGAAGGTGTGGTTATCAGCGATCCACCACTCATTGCTCTGCATCTCATCATAAATACGTTTGATGTATGGAGCGCAGCGGTCATTGAATGCCTTGTGACCTTCACGGCCCAGAACCTTTACTCCCTCCGGAACACTTTTCAGTCTCCGGTAAAAAGAAGGATAGGCCGGAATCTGCGTATACAGATCCGGACGCTTTTCCTGCGCCCACATCTTTGTGTACTCCAGGCACTTGGTTACCGGATGCTGGGCTTCATCCAGATAGTAGTACAGGAAAGCCTGCCATATCGTTTCATCTATGGAGCTTGTCCCTTTCTTCCATTTGTTCCGCTTATCAACCAGCGCCTTCATATCATCAGCCTTCACGGCATTCCATTTTCTGTAAAGCGTATCTACTGATATGCTCCGCTCTGGATATTCCAGGCTGCAGAGCGTTACGAACTTTTTATCTACTTCAGCCAGGGAAGTAACTCCCGGCATTTTTCTATATGACTGCCAGCGCTTGGTGAGGTCGATCCAGAAATCAATTTCCTTTCGTTCATCCTCGGTAAACTCATCAATCGCAACTTTCTCTACTTCCGGCTCTGGCTGCTCTATTTCTTCCGGAGGATTTTCTGCAATCAGTTGATAATACTTGTGCTGCAGATCCTCATCCAACGCATCCAGCGGTACCAGGTAAGTTTTTCGATTTTTGCTATTAACAGTCTCTACCGCCTTTAATTTCCCATCTTGTATAATTTTCTTAATATAACGTGGACTGCAGCCTTTTACCTCTGCAACCTGCTTCGCTGTCAGCATCTGCGCCATACATTTCCACCACCTTTTCAGCCTGTCCTCATCAGATGCAGGAGGCTATCCCTGCATGACCGGCCTCTGCCGGTTTCGACTCTTTTAAACGGTATTTAAAAAGTCTTTAAAATCATCCATGTTTCCGCCCAGTTCCTGGATCAGCGGAATGATAAACTTCTTTCCTGATGGCTTCCCTGTGATAGCCTCGCTGATCCTGGCCTGGTGTGTTCCCATTCCTGCGGCCAGTTCTCTCTGGCTGATGCCTTTTTCCAGCATCCTGGTTTTTGTCCATAAGGCAAACTCAGCGAAATTTCGCACTTTTCTGTTCTTCATTCTGCCTGCCCTCCTAACGTATTCCGTTATAAAATTCTGTATCAGCGATACAAAATAACCTATTCCGTTATCGGATTCTGTGCTATAATCGGTCTTGTATGATTGATACATTATTATAATAATCCTCATTTGAGGATTTGTCAATTAAAATTGAGGATTTTATATATTCATGTGAGGATTATTGGAGGGGCTATGACTATAAATGAGCGCTTTTTTAAATTATTAGATGAGAAAAAGGTTTCCCAGAAAGATTTTTGCGAAGCAACGGGCATTCCGAAGCAAACCGTCAGCGGTTGGAAAAATAGAAAAACTGATCCGCCAGCATCGCTGATTCCTACTATCGCAGCATACTTTGGGATCACATCTGACTTTTTGCTTACCGGGAAAGATGAATGCAATCAGGCAGATCTTGAACTTAATGACACATCTACTCAGCAACTCCTGAAATACTTTTCTTCACTTTCTGAAGTGGAAAAAAATATTGTTCTGGGAAAAGCTGCTGAATTTTATCTGAAATCTTTTTCCGAGGATTGATAGTCCTCATTTGAGTATCATTGACCATTTTTTCATATTATGATATATTCTTAGTGCATTTACCACCTTGCTGGACTGCCTACCAGCAATAAAAAAGGGCCGCGTCAATAACTGACCGGCTCTTTTTTGGTTCCCATTAACTGGTTCCCATTAAGTTCTCATTTTTCACTTTTATAATTGCTTTTAAATTTTATTGTTTTAAACGGTCTTTTAAAACCTTTCAAATGCCGAAAACCCTTGAATTATCAATACTTTCTCCCGTTTCCGCATTTTAATTTTTAAAATTTTAAAAGGCTTTAAACCCCCGCTTTTTATTGAGCTTTCTTCCCTCCATTTTCAGGCATTTCTATGATTTTTCGTTTTTCAATGTGAATTCTGGTTCCCATTAAAATTTTAAGGGATAAAAAGGATCTATAAGCCTAAAAAAGCCCCTATTCACGGGATTTCTCACCGTGTAAGGGACTTTAAGGGTTTATAAGGGGTCGTTGGTTCCCATTATTGCAGGTTATTCGATAACTTACAGCCCACATGGATATAAGGTTTTATCCTGCTCTGGTAACAGTCATATGTGTCCGTGCAGGTAAACCATCCCATGTACGACAGCATGGCTTCGATGTGTCTGTGAAAGTATCCACGGTTTGCTTCCTTTGACCTCTCCATCTTCTTTGCCAACCGTGTTGCGGATAGCATGATGTTCTTTCTGATCAGCGTCTTGTTTCTGTAAAATATAAAACCCATGAAGTCCAGTGCCCTACCTATCTTCCGCTTGCCCTTCTCGTAGTAGAATTTGCATACCTGGTAGTTGTGCTTCAGCTTTAATCTGAAACGCTGACCGAGCATCTTCCTTATCTCCACGATGGCTCTCTGGAGGACTTTCTTGCTGCTTGCGAATATGACGATATCGTCCATGTACCTTTGCAGCTTTGGCAGACCGAGCACCTCTGTGATCAGTCGGTCGAGTGGTTCTAAGAGGTAATTTGCCAACCACTGGCTGATGTAAAACCCGAGAGGGATTCCTTTATTAAATCCCTGTAGGCATAATCCGATGATGTATAAAAACCAGTCATCCTTGATTCGGATTGCCAGTTCCCTCATTAGAATTTTCAGCCGGATACTATCATAAAAGTGCCGGATATCCATCTTTGCGAAGCACCGTGTTCCCTTCGGGTCATGCAAAAGCCACCGCTCTATCTGTCTCTTTCCGTAGTGTGCTCCACGCTTTGGGAACGAACCGCAGGAGTATGGATAGGCTGTGGCTGTGATGATTGGCTCTAATACTAGAACGATGATGTGGTGCAGCCATTGTTCATGGATTTCCGGCATATAAATTTTTCGTCTTTTCCCATGTTCGAAGATGATTTTCGGGGTTCTTTTCTTTGGTTTGTATGCCAGTTCCGGGTGTGGGACGTCCACTCCCTCCGGCTTTGTGTTTAGGATCATGTCGTACATTTTCTGCACCTCATCATCGAGGTGTGCGTCTATGTACTGGATCTCTTTTCTCTTGGTTTTTCCTTTGTGTAATTTCTTATATGCTTTCCGAATGACATCATCCTTCAGCATTTGTTGATACAGATATTTGTACTCTTTGTGACCGTGTTCCGGTTCATTACGCAGATGGATTTCTGTGTGTGTTTTTCGCATTCTGCTGAGTACTCCTATAAGATATTTTTTCTTCTATCTCCTACGCACGGCAGGTGCGACCGCTTTACCGTGCGTCCTGTGTCGGACTCATTTCCACTCATCTTCCCAGTAATGGTGAGTAAACCTTGTTTCAAAGGTCAGCGGTGTAGGAAGCAGGACTGCTTTGGGTTGTTATTCCGTTTAAGATAGAATAAGGCGGCCCCGATGTTCCAGTTGGCATTCCCGGCAGTGTTGTTCACATTCAAGTAGCGCAAACCATCATTCGTACCGTTGTTGCAATTACCGAACCGAAGGGCGACCGCCCGAGGTGACGCAGTCCTGCGCCCCTGTTATTCTTCCTTACGCTATTAAAATCCGATTTTGTTCCACTGGGGGAATTCTGCTGACGCAGACCCCCAGACCCCCTATCACGGTGTCTTGCTTACGCTGCGACCCCGACAGGTGGTAAAAGAAGGACGGTGGCCCCGATGTCCCAGTAGGCAGCCCCGGCAGTGCCGCTCACATCCAAGTAGCGCAAACC